GTCGATTTCGATGTTTTGCTGCAGCGCAGTGAACGCGCCTGAGTCCAAGACCCAATCGCGAATGATGTAGCGGTGCCGGTTGCGCAACCAGTTTTTGAGATAGAAGAAACTGACCAGCAGTGCCGGTGCACGCGACGCCGGCAGTTTTTTGCGCGCGGTGTCGGTCGGTGTCTGGACGTTCTTGCGGTGGAATGGATAGCGGTCAGCGGTCGCGTCGTCGTTGTCGTGCTCCATGAGCGCGCAGGTCGCTGCCAAGCGCACCGTAGGCGCTTCCATGTTGTCTTGGTGAAACATGTAATGAGTCCGACAAAAGTCGTCGTTGGACACCTTCATCAGCGTGGTCGTCGCGGCCAGCCTGATCGTTGGGCTGATCACTTTGCTCTGCTTACGAACTTTCGGCATAGGATTTCCAGTGCGTCACCTGTCGTCATTTTTTTGTCGGCGGTCTTGTTATTGAGCAGCGCGTGCGCCTTGTCGATCCATTCCTTTTGCGCGGTCGTGACCGTGATGTGATGAATGTCGAGCTGCGCCAGCGCGTCGTCACTTGGTGTCGGCGGTGTCCAATCGGCCATTAGCAGCGGCCCAAATTCAAAGTCGCGAAAGCCTGTCAGTGTCAGGTCAAAACCAGCTTCTTCCAGTGCGCGCAGTTCTTCGCTGATCGTGCGCCAGTTGAACTCAGCGTTGCGCGCAATCTTGTTGTCGGCCATGACATAGGCACGCTTCTGCAGGTCAGTCAGTCCCAGCTTGCGGATGACCGGCACCTGCGGCATCCCCATCGCGAGCGCTGCCAGCTGGCGACCGTGACCGGCCAAGATCATGTAATTTTCGTCGCAGAGCAGCGGCACGGTGAAACCGTATTCTTTGATCGAGCGCACGATCAGTTCAACCTGTTCGGGCGGATGCTGCATCGGGTTGCGCTCATACGGTGTCAGGCTGGTCGTCGGCACCAGTTCAACCTTATGCTGCGCGCTGGAAGCCCCGTTTTTGTGCGCAGGTGGCCGCGCATCACGTTTTTCTGCCTGCTTGGCGTCTTTGGTCGCCTTGCTCATCGCGCGCGTTCTACGGTCATTTGCGCCACTCTTAGTCGTTTGCTCTGCAACTGTCCAAAGGTTTCAGCGCCCTGCCGTCGACGATACTGCGGAATGTTGTTTGCCACGATGCCGACGTGCTTTGGGCTGTAGATCGCAAACAAGTCACTGGCCTCCTGCGTCTCGTAACCTGCCGCACCTGCTGCCTGCTTGGTCGGGAACACGTCAGCGTGCCGATCGCGGTCGCGGTCAATCAGGTGATCTTCCTTGCCGCCGAGCGAATAGATCCACCTAAAGTTTGCCGGTGTCGCTGGTTCAACCAGTCGCTTGAATCTGCTCACTTCCTTGGTGTAGGCGTAGAAGGTGACCCACGGTGTCGCGCGCATGATGCGCAGCCACGCCAGCAGATAGTCATCGGAGAAGAAGTCGCCGCTGTCGTGCACGCGAACGTGCCTGCCGTGGTAGCGCTTGCAACGCAGCTCGCGCGTCATCAGCGCTTCCCAGCGTGGCAGGTGATCAAGCACAAGCACAAGGTTGCGTTCGTGCGCGGCCTTGACCGCTGGAAACTGGTAGGTGCCATTGCGCGCATAGCACAAGGTGGCGCAGATGCCTGCGTGTGGGCAGACGTTGAACTTGCGACCGTCACGCAACCGGATTGCCCATGCTGGCAGTGTCCAGTTGAACACTCCGTCAGCTTTTAGCTCACTGTTCTGCGTGAGCAACCAGCTGCGCGTGAGTCGGAGCGTCGCCATTGTGTGACCTGTAGCACAGCTCAACTGCGCGTGAAACCGTGCTGGTCACATCATCGGTGCCAAAGGTCGCCTGCAACGCGCGCACCTGCCGCATGAACACCGGCAATGTCGTCTCGGTCAAAAACAGCTGCACGCTGCGCTCGCTGACCGCGTCCGACGCTGGTGGTGCGTCGTCCGGCAGGTCGACCGCCAGCAGGCTTTTGAGCTCTGCGGTGCCAAAGCCTGTCAGGTTTAGGTCGTAGTCGGTTTCATTCAGTGCACCGAGCAGTTCTTTCAAGTTAGGCAGCAACCAGTCGCCGCCGTGCTTGTTCGCTGCGATCATCGCCGCCGTCTCCTTGTCTTGGTCCCACCTCACTTCACGGTAGACAAAGCGCTCGCCTTCATAGGTGACATGGCCTTCCGCCACCGTGCCCTGTCGGGTCGCTTTCTTATAGCGCTGGGTGACCGTGATCAGCGCGTCCCCTAAAATCTTCACCCGCTGGTGCCCGCCAACCAGATTGCCTGTCGTCAGGTTGCGCACGACACCGCTCAAGTCGCCAAACTTTGTCATCGCAGCTTTGAGCAGCTGCAGCTGTTCGTCAGTGATCTTGCGCGGGTTGACCGGATTGGCTTTTAGGTCACTCGCTTTCATAGGTTTAAGCTTAACCTGATTTCAGATTAAGCTGGTCAGCTGATGTGAATGAGTGAGTTCTGGTTGCCCAAAGTGTCTGCTGGCGGGTCGCAGCTCGGTGACGCTGCACCATTGCTGACATAGGCGATGTAACTGTTTCCCTGCGCTTTGAGCGCGGTGCCGTTGTTGTCAAGGACGGACTGGTAACCTCCGCCGGGGTTGATCAACGCGGTCGAGTTAAGATTCGCCAACACCACGTTGTTATTCGATGACGCGTGCAGCGAGCCACCGCGGAATTGCGCGCCGCCGTAGACCTGCAGCGCAACGCCATTGTGTGACAGGTAGAGCAGCGTCGAGTCCTGACCGCCACCTTGCGAACCAATCAGCGCACTCTGACACGCGATGCCGACCGCGCACGCGTTGACGTAGGTCTGCGCAAAGCCTTTGACAAGATTGCTGCTGATGATGCCAAAGCTTGTGCACTTGGTGAACACGTTTTCGCCCAGCATCGTCAGTGTGTCTGCGTTCATGCCGCTGCCGGTGTTCCACACTGACACTCCGTTGATCGTGCTGATGCCGTGCAGGACGTTGTCACCGCCGTCCATCGTCAGGTTTGTCAGACTGCCGATGCCAAAGGGGCAGGAAAAGATCGTGTTGCCGGTCGTGGTCAGCACGGTCGGATAGTAGCTCAGGCGCTGACCTGCAAACGTGGCACTGGTCGTGTAGGCAGCTTGCGCGTCTGCTTTCTCAACTGTGCAGGTGACGACCAGTCCAGCGATGGCTGTGATCGTGCAGCCACCAGCCCAACCGCCAGTTGTGTTGGCGATGTAAACGTGCTGGCCGACGACCAGTCCCGTCGTGTTGTTGACTGTCACGTTCTTGTGGGTCGCGTCCAAGTTGTTGATCGCAGTGATCGTCTTGTCCACGCGCGGTTCACCTGTGATCGTGATCTGCTGGGCGTTGGGATGGTTGACCAGAATCGCTGCCGCGCTGGCAAAGGTGCCTTTGTAGACGTGAATCGTGACTGTCTTGTCCGGTGGGATGATAAAGGGCGCGATGTAAGTGAGTGCAGCTGCAATGGTCGCAAAGCCCACGTCGGGACTCGGGCACGCGGGGTGACTTGCTGGCACATACAAGTCCACGTTGGCTGTCACGACTTTGACGCCGACCGTGATGCGATCAACCGTTTCCGTCAGCACAATGTTAGAGCCTGCCACCAGCCGCTTGAACTGAAAGATGTTGCCCAACCGCGACGCATAAAGTCCCGGCCCAACACTGGCGTCGCTCGGAATGTTTTGGCAGTCAACCGTGTTGGGGTCGCCGAGCGTGATCGTCACGTTTGTCGCGCGGTCAACTTGAATCGTGATGTCAAAAGCGTGCGTCGCTGTGCCGCCGGGCGTGACTGTGTCAGCAGCTGCACCATAGACGTTGGACACCGTGTAAAGCTGCTCCGGCCCGCTGCCCACCTTGGCCATGACACCGAGCTCTTTGAGCGAGAAGGCTGCACCTGCTGTCATGCTGGCTTCCACCAGCGAACCGCTGACGATGATCTTGCCCCCGCCAAGGTCGGTCTTGCGGACAATGGTCACATCGCTTTTCCACGCGATCAGTGCGATCAGCGGATACAGGTCAGAGTCCACTGACGCTGAACCGCTGCCGACGACGATTTTTGTGATGTTGAGCAAGCTGCCTGCGTTGGCCGCTCCGACCATCGCTTTGCCTGCGTCTGTGAAAACTTGTTGGTTGATACTCATTGGCTTGTGTTATCTGAGTGCGGCCGCTGCCGATTGTCGAGTTGTAAAGAGTTGCGCGTAGCCTGCCAGATACGCTGCGCCGGTGGTCGGTTTGCTGTGGATGACCGCTTCGCACCAGCGCGAGATTGGCTTGTAACGGTTGACCAGTGTCAGCACCGCTGCTTCATCGGCGGGTGCAATCACGTCCTGATTAATGATGATGCGAAAACGATAACGATCATGCCAGCCTGTCGCGGGATAGTTGGGCGGGAAAGGAATCTTGTATTCAAACCATTCCTGCAGCGTCGCACCGCCCGGCCAATAGGTGTCGATCACTTCCTGCACAAGCGCGACCGTGCCTTTGCGCATGTGCCAAGTGATCGCGTCCTGCACCAGCTGCTTTCGCGATTCCAAGCTTGCGGTCGCGTCGTAGCCGTCGACATGGAATTGCCACGCCAACACGTCGATCAGGTTGGAATCGGTCAGGCCCATGATGTTTGGGACCATGATGACTTGGCCTGTCTCGTCGATGATCTGCCACATCTGCTCGTCGAACGCGATGCACGCGGATTGCACCTGCGCGTCGTAGCTGATCGACGGTGCGCACGCGTCAATCAGTCTGCTGCCTCTCAGGGTCGTGCTCATTCGTCTTCGTAGCCGCCAAACAGGACGATGGGGTCAGCAGCGCTGTGAACCGCCAGCTGGTTGTAAGCCATCACTTGAAAGTCAGGTGTAGGAGTGCGGATGACCAGACGCTTCGCGCCAGCCTCAAGACAGCGCTTGCGCAGCTCGTCACAGTTAAGGTCGCGCGAGATGTAGGACCGCTGCCAGAGGATCCAATCAGCGACCGCTTGATTGACGTTGGCCTGTATCGTTGCGAACAGCACTTCGTTGTCAGCGAGCACGAAGTAACTCATGTCGAGCGCGTAGGTGACCAGCGTGGGCTCAAACACGCTGACGTAGTCGGTCAGCGGTCTGCGCGTCTTGTCGCTGCAGCTGGCGAGCACCAGCGCTTGAATCTCCGGTGAAGGGATTTCGCCACCTGCCAGCAACGGGTAAAGCCACACTTCGCCCGCGATTGCCGGTGCGCTGTAGACCACACACTGAATGATGTCCGGATGCGCGCTGAGTGCCCAAAACTCATAGGCGTCATGCGGGCCGCAGGTCGAAAAGCTTTCGATCGCAAGCCATATCCGGTAACGATACTGCTCATCACTTTCCGCGTCCGCGCCGCCGCTGGTCGTGTCCGTGTTGGCGACCGACACGACAAAGGTCTGATTCCAGTTGACCAGTGACGCGACCTGTCCAGCTGTGAACCCGTTGCCTGCTGCTCCGGTCGTGGTCGCTTCTGCTGGCACGTCGACAGTCAGTGTGCCTGACGGCATGATGCCGTCCTCTGTGGTCGCAAACAAGATCGAGCTCGGTGCTTGGACTTGTGTCCCTGACGGCACGACCGCGTCAAAGGGCAGCGCTGCAGCCAAGGTAAAGCGCAGCGTGCAGGTCGCTGGCGACGCCGGCAGTCGCAATGCGCGCTCGCCGTAAAGCGCAGCAATGTTGTCCAGATAATCGCCAGTGGCGTATTTCAGCAGGTTTTGCTTGCCGGTGAAGTCGATGATGACGCGCTGATGACTCAGCCATTGGCAGACGACAAGCAGGTGCAATCTGACAGGGTCGCCCGGCGCCAAGTTCTTGATCAGTCCTGTGATCGCGAGAAATGCGTCCTGATAGGAAACGATGACTTCGTTTTGAATGACCATTGGATCCTTGACTGCGAAGTCAACTTCCGGCACGAGCGCAAGCCCGAACTCAGGTGGCGGTGTCAGTCCTGTCGTCATGGGTCAATCCTCTTTTCTACGTCTTTCATGTCTCTCTCCAAAGCCTTCAAGCGCTCGTTGATCGCCGCCTGATCTTTCTCATACTGCTTGTGAAAGTGATCGAATGAGAGTGAGCCGACGCTATCCATGCGCTCGATCTTGGGCGTGATCGCTTCCTTCCATGTCACAAGGTCTGCCATCTTCTGACTCCGGCTGCCAACGATGAACGATGCCACGATGACACCGGCAAGGAATGAGAGCAGGTAGCGCCCGATTCCCAGCCATTTGTTCGTGTTCTGGTCAGGCATTTAGTAAAACTCGGTGATCTTAATTGCGCCGTTGCCACCGATTGCGCCCGCAACTCCGGTCACAGTTGTGGCTGCTGCACCTGCCGCGCCGCCGCCGTAAGGCGAGCCTGCAACTCCTGCAACCTGACTGTTGGCTGCTCCAGTTGTAGGCGTGCCGAAAGTAGAACCACCGCCAGAGCCACCTATGCCCGGCGGCGGACTGCCGCCACCGACACGCAACCCATGACCGCCAGCACCGCCTGCAATGAAAGCGTCACCGTTACTGGACGCCAATGTCCCCGCTGGCCCGCCTGCGCTGCCGCTGATCAAACTTGTGCTGCCGTTGCCCGGCGCTGGTGCACCGCCGCCGCCGAATCCAGTCAGGACAGGAGAGCTGTTAAAAAGTGTGTTGTCACCTGCTGATCCTGCAGTGAGTCCAGCCGCGCCGCCATTGCCGCCACCGCCGACCGTGTAGGTGTAGCTCGCACTCACGGTCGCGTAATACTTCGCAGCGTAACTGCCGCCAGCTCCACCGCCGCCGACACAAGTGTTGCTCGCTGTGCCGACGCAACCTGCGCTGCCGCCACCTGCACCTTGCACTTCGACATAGATCGCACGCGCACCGCTCGTTGGCGTATAAGTGCCACTGACTGGTGTGCCTGCTGTCGGTGCAGTCAGCCATAGCACCTTGGTCGGGCTACGCTGCGCTTTCCATGAATAGTCATAGTCGGTGTTTGAGTTCTTGGTCAGAACCGAGCCGTTAGCCCCGCCCGCTGGCGCTGTGCCGCTACCCGTGACTGCGCCGGTGGCTATCACGTTCTTCGCCTTTATGTCTGCAAACGTGCCAGCCGTGCCGTTGTTCACTTCCAGCACGCCGACTGTATTGCGTCCGATGCC